ATATGGTTTTATATAATATATTTCTATACCCTCATTTGACATACCAAAAGCTGGTATTCTTAAAGGTTCATCAGTCTTTTTTATGTTTGCCCAATCATTAAAATAGTAATATGCTGGCACATCACCATCTTCATTACATTTTTCTGCTCTTAATGTTTCAATAGGCATATGCTCTAGTTGAACAATCTTGCTTCTATCCTTTGAGTAAATAACTTGTATTGCAGCTTGTCCCATAAGTTTAAGATCATAACAAGCTCTACGCACTACATCTTTTCTAAACAAAGAAATCATCTGTGCATATTCGTTTGGTTTTTTATTGCTATCTGTAGCATTTAAACCTTTACCATAAATAGCTTGTGAAATACCATTTATAGCTGCGTTGTTTGTAGGTGAACCATTGTACCTATCGATAAGGAATTGAAAGTAATTGTTATCTGCACCGTATTCAATCCAATCAGCACCATTAACTTCTTTAACCTCTGGTGATGTGTATGTACTTAAATTTACAAAGCCAAACTCTGATACTTTTGTTTTGCTAAATTGCCCTTTTTCGTTTCTTTTTCTCATATTACAATATAGTCATTATTGAAACCATCGTATTCTGTATATTGGTCTTTATTTACTTTATAGAAATAATTGTTATCTGCATCAATTTCTGCTTTTTGTGCAGTACAGAAAATCCTATCCTTATATATTACATTTGTTTTTTGTGCATCTGAATATAAAGTTAAATCATAAAAATGCCCCTCAACTAAATTTGAATAGGTATCATTATATACATTGTAGGTATCGTTTACAATTTCAATATTACCAACACCAGCAACTCTAGGTACTAATGTATAATCAACAGTTACATTTGTGCTATCATCTCTAATAGTCATATATGCACTTGCTACATAATCTCTAGGTATTATAGAAAATTGATTTGTTGTAGTTGGGTTAAATAAAATCATCACTTATATAACGTATAAATAATACTAATTTGTAAAAACAAAAAAAAAGCACCCTATAAAGGATGCTCTTAATTTAAAATAAATGTTAATTATGCAGTTGGATCAATCTGTGCTGCATCTCCAGTTACTGGACTTGCAAGGAAATAAGGTGCAGTTTCTTCCATACCCTCAAAGGTAAGTGTAAACCCACTTAAATCGCCAGCTGCTGCGCCCGTCACTACAGTTCCACCAGTACATTCAGCACCATTTTCTGCACCACATAGGAAGCTATTACCATAGTAATCTTCAACGACTATGTACGGTCTACCTACTGCAAGTGTTTGTAATACTTGTTGTGTTTCAGCATCTAAATATGTTAGTGTTAGGTTTAAAGTCTGTGTGTAAAAAGTTGTTCCATTCTCACGGCTACTTGTCACAGTAGTTTCTAAACTAGAATTTCCTTTTACATCAAATTCATACCAAGTAGGTGTTCCATCAAAAGATGCTTCACCATTAGATGCTACTGTTATTTGCCCAATAGCATTATCGCCAAAATTAGCAAAGTAAACTTTTTTAATCCCGCCAAAGGCAGATTTACACGGTAGCTTACGACCAGTTGTTATTGTACAAGACATATGTTTTTATGTTTTAAAAAAAAAGGGTGAGCAGATTACCTACCCACCCCTTTCTATTGATTAATTAATTGATTATGCGTACTCTACTAAATCCGATCCAATACCGAATTGTACTGCACTTGTAAAACGCATTATCATTCTTACATTGTTACTACCATCAAGGTCAGCCATATCCAATACTTTTACTTCGTTTGTTGAATTTAGTAATCCAGTACCAAAGTATAAGTTAGAACGTTGTGCTGCATACATTTTGTTGTCACTCATTCCTGGACATACAAAGATTTTAACACCGTTTACTGTTAGGCTTCCATTGTTCCACCATTGAGTTCCCATATTAGCAACACCATTTGCTCCTAAACCATTTGCTCCAAAACCACCAAGTGCTTGTACATATAGTTTAGCTGCTTTAGTTCCGATGTATAAGAATAAATCTTCTTTTCCATATAATGCACCTGGTATTGCATCTACTACTTTAGAAAGTTCATCAATGATGTTTGCAGATGTTAGTGCAACTCCCGCTACTTGTTGTGCTGCTGGAATATCTCCCGCTGTTGCTGCTGCTGCAATTAGTTTCTCAAACCCATCAAAAGAGTTGTTAGTTCCCGCTGCCGTATCACCTTGCCAGATACAAAGTTCTGTGTTCTGTGCTACTTCAGATGCAACGTGTGCAATCATAAAGTCAGAAAACTTTGGTGGTAATGTTTGACCAAGACCGTAACCCATTGATTGTGCCTCCCAGTCGTTTACAAAGTCATACTTACATAATTGTAACGAAACGCCCAACTCAACAGGGGTGATTATTCTTTCAGTTAGTGTTACTGTAGATGTTGGTGAAAAATCACAAGTTGCTGGTTGAACCAAAGCATTTGTTGCTAGTTTTTTGATTACTTCTTTAAAAGCGATGTTTGCTTTTACTGTTAAACCACCATCATCAATAGTTGATGCAGATAATAAAGCTGCTGCGATATACTCACCAGCAAATTCACCAGCATAAGTAGTAGTGATGTTAGTTGTAGTTGCTAAATTTACGTTTCTTTTTTTCATTTTATTTATTTAATTTGTTTAATACTCTATCAAGTGTTGTGTTAAATTGACCTTTGGCAAATTGCATTTGTTTTTTCTGTGGTGCTTTTGCTTCTGGGTTGTGTTTAATTGGTTTTCTAGCTGCTGAAAGTTCTTCTTTCTTTTCTTCTTCTTTCACATCCATATCAGAAAACTTCTTTTTAAGTTCTTCAATTTCAGATTTTACTTCTTCAAGTACTGGTGCAATTACCTCAACTACTGCTTCAACAATAGCCTCAACTTCTTGTACTACTTCTTCAGGCACTTCAGTTTCAATAACTTCTTCAAGATCTTCAGTTTCTTCTTTAGCTGGTACTTCATCAGATACATCTCTGACATCTGCAATCATACCTTCTGCTTCAACTACTAATAGTCTACCATCTTCAAGGATATACTCCCCTACTGGCATTGCTACTTTCTCATCATCTGTGACAATAAAGATTTCACTTCCTTTTTCAAATGTTTCAGCACTTACTACAGTACCGTTTTCCAACTTCTGTTCTTCAAGTTTTACCTCGATGTTTAGAAGTGTTCTAATTTGATTTAACATTTTTGTTTTTTCCATACTATTTATATAACGATTATTAATTTACTTTTTGCATTTTCAGTCTGTTCTTGTTATTACTCCTATGCCTTGTGCTTGAATAGAACCATCACAACATTCTATTGAATACTTGTTGGTATCCCAACATAAACAAGCACGACCACCGCCAGTAGGTGATGTTCTACTAGGGATGAAAGTTTTATTTTTGTTGTTTCTTTGCATTAATTATTTAATTTGTCTTGTGCAGATGATATAAAGCTATCAATACGTTCAAATATCGCTTGTGTTTCACTTGGTATTTCTACACCCAAATCTTGTGCTTGTGAATTTGCTTCATCTGCAAGTTCTTGTGCTTTTAATAAAGTTTGTAAAGAATTTTCATATTCTTCTAATGCTCTATCTTCCATAGATGCAGCGGTTGTAAATTGATCTTGTCCCTCTTTAAATACTTGTATTATATCTTGTACAATACCCAACTCTACCTTTTGCTCTTTAAGGTTTACTTTTTGGTTTGGTAGTTTGCTATAAACTTTTTCTAATCTACTTTTCATTTTATATTTGGTTTTATAATTGTGATATGTTTTGCATTTGTTTTATTTTATCGCTTAATTCTTGCACTTCATCTACATAATCTTTTGATTGATAGTAAGCATCAGAATAACCTTTAAAATCCATAGGGTTTACACCTAAATCTTTTGCTTTTGCTTCAAAATCAACTAAAGCATTTTGTACTTTATCAAGATTTTCTTTCCACACATCATAAGCATTTGCAATAAAACTAACACGAGAAAGCATATCATTATATTCTTCTTGAAAATCAACTTTTAAATCATCAACAGACCGCCAATTAATATGT